CCGCCGCTATATTTATATGAAAGGATCGATTTTATGGCTGAATTTACGAATTCCAGTATCGTGAACGTTGCCGCAGGGCAGAATGTGCCGCTTACAGAAACGGCAGTTTGCGGAAAAAGCTGCATTGTTCACCGTGCCGGGTCTGGCATTGTAACGCTGCGCGGTTTGACAAATCAGTGCAAGGCACGATTCAAAATTTCGTTTGGGGCGAATATTGCAATTCCAACTGGAGGAACAGTTGAAGCGATTTCAGCTTCTCTTGCAATCAATGGTGAGCCGCTGAATAGCGCCACAGCAACCGTGACACCTGCGGCAGTTGAAAATTTCTTCAATATTTACATTGCTGCATTTGTAGAGGTTCCTCGTGGATGCTGCGTAACAATAGCGGTGGAAAATAGCAGCACGCAGGCAATTTCCGTATCCAACAGCAATCTGATTGTTGAACGCGAAAGTTAAGAAAGGGGAAAATAACAATGAGCATGAAAGCAATGAACGATATCCGCGAGATGCTTTGCGATGAATTGGATGACATTTCCCGCAAAGGTGATCTGAATGTCCGCGATTTGGATGTAATCTATAAGGTTACGCAGAGCATCGCCAGCCTTGATGACATCATGGAAGAGGATGGGTACAGCCATGATGGTGGCTGGGAAGCAAAAATGCGTGGGAGTTATGGCAACGATATGCGCCGTGACCGCCGTTATGCGGATGACATGCGCCGCCGGATGGACACAGACCAGGATGACCGCGAATATAAACGCCGCTATGCGGAGGATATGCGCTGAACAGGGGGTGTAAGGCTTGAAAGAGCTTACATACAAGGACTTTGAGGACTATGAACAGCGCTTGATGGAAGAAGCCTATTATTGCATGGGTGATGCAATATCCTCCAAAAGCCTTACAGAATTTGAAAGCATTGTGCGCTGTTACGTTGCCATGAATGACTTTGCAAGAATGCTTCGCATCGCAAAAGATTCCGGCGACTTGAAACAATGGGTGCATAACATGGAAAACGCCGACGGCTCCACCGGCGAACACTGGACGATAGAACAGACCTCTACTTACATGGCCCCGCGTGGGATGGATTGCACAAAAGAAGAATTCTATGCGGCCATGAACATGATGTTCAGTGACTACTATCCGGCAGCTAAAAAGCACAACGTGAACATGGCTGAATTCTATGCAGACTTGGCGGCGGCATTCATCAATGACAAAGATGCTTCCAAAAACAAAGTGGAAAAATATTACGAGTGTGTTGTGGAATGAGTGAATTTTTGGAAACTATGAAAAGCGCAGACTTCGGCCATGCTTGGCGTGTGCTGGATGAATTCATGGACGCACTAAAGGAAGCAAAACCGGAAACGTATGCAGGATTGATGCACGATTTGAAAAGAACTAAATAAAAGTTTTGTCCATTATTATAGGGTGAGATTTGCAATACCAAATATAGGGCTGCAAAGTTTTCCGTCAAATTGCACAGGTGCAATTTTGGTGCACATGCAGTATTTTGTACGATAATACGTTAATGTAATAGAGTTCGACTCTCGCCACTCGGACCAAAATGAATACGGCTGTTGCACCGACAAAAAACCGCTAAGTGACGATGCTTAGCGGTTTTTTCTTTGTTCAAATCTGTTCAAAAACGTTCAAAAATGTATATTATTCATGGTGCATTCATGGTGCAAAAATTTTATACATTGTTTTGCAATCCGGGTTATCGGGATTTTGGTGCGGATTTGGTGCAAAAAAATGCGCCGAAGTGGTTGAACCACCGCAGCGCATAAAAATTTTTTGGCAACATTAAGTAGGGGCATCCCTTAATTAACATTTGACAAAATAGCCTCAAGCTTTTTCCGTGCTTCCTCAATCATTTGGGGTTTAAGGGCTAAATAAACTTCATGAATCATTTTGGCGTTTGCATGGCCCACAAGCTGAATTGCAATCTCTTCCGGCACACCGGCCATTGCAAGCATGCAGACATATTCGTGCCGGAATTGGTGCCCACACACAGGAACCTTCCAATCAGTATATGCAACGGTTACATTCTTGCCGTGCTTTACAACGCTTTTGGTTCTGGGCACCGGCTTTGCCACGCCGTATTTTCGCCAGAACTTTTGCCACATACGATCATAGCGGCTTTTGCTTACAGGCTTTGTATCAAGGCCAATAATGTATGTGTCTTTTGGCATTTTGCGGATGGGCTGTAGGGCTTCTTTTAGCATGGAAAGCAGCGGCACTTGCCGGATTGCTGCCGGGGTTTTGCCATAATCCCTTATCACAGCGGCATTGCCCTTGTGCTCTATCGTTTTTGTGATGTGGATGATGTTTTTATCAAAGTCAATATCACGCAGCTGTATGGCGCACATTTCGCCCTTGCGCTCGCCAGTGCAAAGATAAGCCACCGCAGGGAGCGCATCGGGGTCAAGGTAATGTTCCTTTACCACTGCCACTTGCTCGTTTGTAGGGGGCTGTCGTTTGCCCTTATGCAGGCCGCGCGGCATTTTAGTTTGCGTTGCCGGGTTTATATCTCCGCGCCACTTTGGACTGTCAATCCAATACTGAAAGATGTTGTTTATCACAGTCTTTTGGTTTGATACCGTTGTGGCAGCCCGCCCGGCCATTTCAGGCCCGCGCAGAAATTCCGCGATCATGTAAGGCTCAATTTCCCGCATGTGGTATTCGCCAAACTCGTCAGTAGCCCGCTTAACGGCAGGCAGGTAGCTTTTTTGCGTTCCGCTTTTCATGCCCTGCACAACGCGGATATATTCTTTTGCAATTTCGCTGAACAGCGGCCCAGCATTTGAACGCTCTTCTTCAATTCGTTTCTTTTCTTCCTGCTCTTCTTTGGCATCCTCAACCTTTTGCCAGACCTCTGCGGGCGTATTGGCAGAAAAGGTTTTCCAAACGCCACCTATCATCTCTTTCCGCTGGTATCTTCCGTCTTTTCTGTGAAAAAGCCCAACTGTCAAATCTTTTTTCATCTTGCAGCCCTCCCAAAAATGTTTTATAATGAAACCGTCAACTTTTCATGTTGACGGCCCTTTATCCCTTGCTGGTGTGGCACCACCGGCAGGGGATTTTTTATTTTTCCCTTGCGTTATATTCGCCGTTGCCTGCCAGAACGGCAGCTTCTCCGGCTTGCAGGCATATTTGCAGGCGGTCAAAGTCCGGCTTGTTGCTTTTTGGGCAGGGGTCATTCCCAGTTGCGGTATCTATCCGGTAGTTCTGTATCACGGCCTGACAGACGCGTACACGGCTTTGCATGGACGTATGAGCGTTAGCGCATAACAAGTCTATCTGGCCCGCCCAATCGCTCCCATGCGCCCCACAAAGGATATATAGCAGGCGGCGCTTGTACAGGCCCGGCATCTGGGCAATATAATCAGAAAGTGCCTTGTCTACCTGCTCGTCCGTCCAGTTTGGAGTATCGGTATCGCTAAATGCAGACGGCATCCAGATGCGCTGCAGCCAGCGCCAGGGGGATTGTTTGCAGACGGCGAACCACATCAACAGATCATCGTTTCGGATAGGGGAAAGCCCTTCTTCCCAGTTGCGCACCGTGCGGATGTTCACATCCATCTGCCGGGCTACATATTCTTGCGAAAGCCCGGATTCCAACCGGCACTGCGAAAGAATAAGTCCTTCACGTTCTCGGAAATCAGCTCTACTTTCCATTTCATCACCCTCAATTTTTTACATGTTTTGCACTTCAAATGCGGTAAAATTTTTATACAACAACAGTTAAGGAAATATAAAGAAAAAAATATTCAAAAAATGCCATGGAAATAAATGGAAGCCATGGCATAAAAAACGTGTTAAGATTCTTACTGTAGTCAAAAAACACAGGAGGAATCAACAATGAATAACGTGGAACGTCTAAAGAATTACCAAAACCGTAATGCGGCAACCATTGAAGCCTTGTATCGCGCTGTGCTGCAAGACCGAGCACGGAGGGAAAACAGCCATGAAACTGCCTGATTTAACCACCCCACCAAAGCACGGACGCAAAAGGCCGAAAAACCGGACAGTAAAGCGCGAAACCTGAAATTTGTGCGTTTTGCTAATTGACCGTTACGGCAATCTGTAATAAGATGTAAGTACAACATAGAGTTGTCAAAACAACAACTTACAACTGATGCGGGGAAGAACAATGACTGACATAGAAAAGCAAATATCAGCAACCAAACTGGCAATACAACTTTGTGACCAGCTGGGGATTGATTATACATATGGCGATAGGGGATGTACATTAAATGGAGAACCTGTTCCCGATACCGGATTGTTATTCCCCGTAAAAATCCTTTATAAAGGCTATACTACAACGCCGGAATACGACCCATACGATAAAATCTATTACGGCAAGATTGATGGTATCAAAGATTTGGTTGACTATCACGCAGAAACCGTTGACGGCATCGGGCAAGCGATCATTGACTGCGTTGATAATTACATTGCGTTCTGCAAAGAGATTGGGAAAGATCCGGATATCCCTTACCGTATATAATCCGTTTCTTCAACCTGCTGTGCGGTTTCCGCTGTAGCGGGCCATGAAACAATGCTAACGTTCTTTGGGCCTTTATCGAGACTTACATGCAAAGAATAAACACTTATTGCCAAAGAAAACAGCGAAATAATAATAGGGATAACATCAATTCTTTTGTTGTATTTTCGCTTTTCAACGTATCGCCTTAACGAACCTGTCACGTGAAGAATACGCTGCTCCAAATCCGCTTTTGTAAACTGGGCAAGATCTTTGTCAGTAGCATATTTTTTATCTTTCGTGCAGATATTAGCGTAATTCTGCTTTGCGAGGAACTTCAAAAAGTATTGTTCCTCTGAATTTGAACCGTATCTTTTGAAATAATCGGATATGTAAAAGTCCTGCTTTTTGCACATCCACTTTAACTTCCTATAGGTTTTGTTATCAATAAAACTGTCAAAAACCTCAATATCTAAATTCATTATACACCCCACAAGGAGAAAAAACATGCAAGACGAAAAAAATCAGAACCAGCCGGATGAAAACATTCTGGCCGCATACGAGAAGATTCGGCGCTTGGGCAATATCCAGAGCACCATTTTCACCATTGCGGATTACCTTTACACCGCCGCATGGGTATGGTTTGGGCTTACGATGCTGCTTTTTATCATTGCCGCTACTTTGAAAGGATGAAGAATATGATTAACGAAGATTTTCTGCGCCGCGAGATGAACGACATCAAAGCATCCAACGGATACACCATCGGCACGCTGCTGTTGGTACTTCTGCCCATCGGGCTGAGTATCGTAATGCAGCTGATGATCATCAAGATGATTTTGGCCTGAGTGACAGTGATAGGAGGGAACATATGCAAACAAAGAAATACACTGCGGCAGAACAGGCGGAAAACATCAGCAAGCTAATTGCAATCCTGCATACCTTTACGCCGGATCAGCTGGCGGATTTTGCATCCGCTGCGCAAGAGTTAATAGCAAAACAGTAAAATCCGGGTTCTGCAAGCAAATAGAAACGAGTTTTTGAATGTTTTCTGGCAAATCGGATATAAGCCCATCGCCTTGTGCGGTGGGCTTTTCTTTTTTGTTGGTGTCATCGCCCTGAATGTCAGAAACTTCAACACCCAAATATTCGGCTATGATAGGCAGCTTTGATTTTCTGGGGTGGGTTCGTCCAGTATTCCATTGGCTATACACCCCGCTACTTACCCCCAGGTATTCACACAAATCTGCGCCATTTTTGTTTTCTTTAGTTAAATAGTAGTTGATTTTGTCTATCGTTCGCACAGCTAAGCACACTCCTTTTGTGCAATGTGCTATATTTCTATCATTTCTAAGTTTACTCTTTACATTCTTAGAAAACTTAGTTATAATAGAAACATAGCTTGACGGCAAAGCAAAAGCTAAGGCCACAAAATAGCGGTCTTTGGAAAGTTATTGTTTGTTGCAATTCAATAATATTTAATTATAGCTTAGTTGTCAAGATATAAAACTAAGTTTTGGAGGTGATTTAATGAAGGAATACACGCAGTACAAAGTGCTGCGGGAAAAAGCCGGGCTTTCGGTCAAGCAGGTAATGGAAGCGCTGAATGTGTCTGACGCTGCTGTTTATTTTTGGGAAACAGGCGCAAACGCACCCAGCACCAAAAAGCTGCCGGACATTGCCAAACTTTACGGCTGCACGGTAGACGAGCTATTGAAGGAGGTGAAACCCAGTGTTCCCAAACCTATTGATTGAGCTTAAAAAGCAGCGTTGTACGCAGCAAGACCTTGCGCAGCATATTGGAATTTCCCGCGCTACCATGCAAAACAAACTGACCGGGCACTCCCAATTTACCCTGCGCGAGATGAAAGCCATTCAAGGGGCGCTCAAAGGCTGCACGCTAGATTACTTGTTCACTGAATGTAGCACGGAGGTGGAACCTTGATGCAAGACAGCAAAACACCCCCGCCCGATGAGCTAGACCGAGTGGGGGCAGAGATTAAGCGCCTAAAGTGGAGTGTTTCATTTTTGAGCGTCTGGTGCTTTCTGCAGGCTATCAGGTTGTTTAGTATTGGACGTAAAATCACACAGATTTATGACATCCTGGCCTTGTGTGCGCAAAGCATCCAGCTTATCACAGATAACTTGAGCAGTATTTACGAGGTTTTCGTCAAGCTCAATAACTTGATTTAGCCCTTCTTTGATTTGAACAGAATCTTCGTGAATCAGGGCCAACTGCTTATTGGGGAGTGACTGCGAAAGCATCCACAGAATCACTGAAATCCATATACCAAACAGTGCGATTGCATCATTACGAGACAAATGCGGTTTGCTTCGCAAAGGCGCAATGACACCGGTTTTGATAGAGGATACAGCACTTTGGGGCAGCTTTGAAGATGCCTGATTTAAGGTTTTTTCAAACTCTTGCAAATCACTTTCCAATTCCGCCGGATCTGTGCATAGAAAATCATCTGAATGGTCTTGTGATATGGCAAATGCGGCCTGATTGATTAGCTGTTCAATATCCGTGTTTTCCCACATTGCTGCGGTTTCCTGCGCAAGGCTTTCCAGATAAGGCACAGAAAATTCGTTTGCGTTTGAAATTTTGGGTGCCAGACCTTGCAGGGTATCTGCGATTTGCTGCATGGTTGGGTTTGGCTTCACGCTAACCTGGATGTTCGATTTGCGCATCTTTTCCGCAAGCAGGCGGAATGTATCAGCGCTGGATGGTAAAGCAGATTTATTTTCCATTATCTCACCTCCTTCCCGCCTTATTCTATCACGGCGGAAGGGGGCAAACAACACAAGTTTCTGAAGAAGGTGAACAAATGAACAACATACAAATTTTCAAGTACGAAAACAACGATGTGCGCACGGTGGAGATGAACGGCGAGCCGTGGTTTGTAGGCAATGATGTAGCTGCTGCACTTGGTTATGGAAAGGGAAAATCTCTTGCTAACGCTGTAACAAATCATGTTGATTCTGAAGATAAAGGGGTCACTGAATTGATGACCCCTGGCGGTAAACAAAACGTTGGCTGAACGGGATGCCAGAATTTCGGAACTGACGGTTCAGAACACTATCATGTTGCCGAAAGCTCGATATTTTGACGAAATGATCTCACGCAATACACTCACCAATTTCCGCGAGACCGCAAAAGAGCTTGGAATCAGCGAAAAGGCTTTTATCCGCTTCCTGATTGACAAGAAGTACATTTTCCGCAACCAGCGCGGCAAGCTCATTCCGTATGCAAACCGCAGTGATGGCTGGTTTGAAGTCAAGGAATGTTACAACGAAAAGACCAACTGGAGCGGCATCCAAACCCTAGTAACCCCTAAAGGCCGCGAAGCCTTCCGGCTGCTGTGTTTGAAAGCTTTGTGAAAGGAGAGAAACATATGAACGATAAAAGCGTAACCAGTTTTGGGAATACCACTGTTACCCAGACGGCACATGAGATTGACCTGAAAGTCGGCCCCGACATCAAGATTCCGCCGGAAGTTACGTTCAAGGACGTAAAAAACGAAACTGTCCTTGGTGACCCGAACAACATGCACATCACAACCGGCCACTTCAATTTGGCCGATTTGAAGAAAAGGAGCGAAACGCATGAGTAAGGAAGATGTGGCGTTGCTCTTATCCGTTCTGGCCCTTGCAATCAGCATTATGGGGGCCGTGAGGTTTTGAAAGGAGGGGAGCATATGCCCCGTGAAAAGCCCCATTATCAAGAAACCCTTGTTGGCATCCGCGCCCGCGCTGCTGAACTTTACCCCGGCCAACTGTTGTTTGGCCCCACAAAGGTTGCTAATATTCTTGGCAAATCTCGTGGCTGGGTATGGCAGCATTACGGTAGCTTCCGTGATTTAACCGTTGAACAAATTGCAAGCCTTATCTGCTGATTGACGGCCTGATTTTTGTTTATCCGCGCGAGATTCATTACGATACACACGGGTTAAAGATGGGCTACTGTGAGCGTTCTTTGCGGGCACAGACACCGATGGGTGAGCGCATCAGCATTGCCAAAAGTGAAACCGTGCCGGAAGGCAGCACCATTGAATTTGAGGTTGAATGCCTTGACCCGAAATTGGAAGATATGGTGCGTGAATGCCTGAATTACGGCAGAATGCGCGGTATCGGCCAGTGGCGCAACAGCGGCAAGGGTACTTACCTGTGGGATGAACTTGATGACAACGGCAATGTGATCGGCGGAAACAACAAGAAAGGACACTAACATGACTGCAAACAAAAAGAGCCGCCCGGTGTACTGCAATACACTGAACGGCAAAAAACGTGAAATTTTCCGGTTTCACAAGTCCATTTTAGCCCATATTGTTCCGGTTTGCAAGTGCTTTGCAAACTTTACCCTGCTGGGTTGTGCAATCGGCACCATTTGCGCCGCTGCTGGCCTTGCAGAGGGCGGCGGGGTCGCATCTTTGGCCGGGCTTATTGCCTGCCTGCTGGGCGGATGGGCCGCTATTACGCTGCGGGAGGTATTGGCATGAACCCTTTTGAGATTGAGATGGCATTTGAATGTAATGACCCGCAAAAATACCTGGTGTTTTTTGAAACTGTCCAAATCGCAATCCTGGACACGAACAACAGCGAACAATGGAAATACGACCAAATTTTCGCAGCCTACTGCGCTGCAATGAGAGGCATGGCAAAACGACTGGATGAGGAGGAAACAAATAATGAGCGATAACAAGACTTGGATTAAGGCGTACAAGGGCTTTGATAAAGACCTGAAATGCCGTGATTTCCAGTATGAAATCGGCAAGACCTACGAGGAACCCACCGCAGAACTATGCAACAGCGGCTTCCACGCCTGCGAGTACCCGTTGGATGTATTTGCATACTACGCCCCCGGCGACATGAGCCGCTACTGTGAGGTGGATTTGGACGATGTGAGCGACAAGAAAGGCAACGATGATAGCAAGCGCTGCGGTAAAAAGATTGCTGTGAAAGCAGAAATCGGTATTGCTGGACTTGTAAAGGCTTCCGTTGATTTTGTGATGGAAAACATAAAGGACGAAAAAAAAGCGTCCACCAACACGGGCTACCGCT